GACATTTCCACCCGAGACCAAAATCAACTTGTTGGCAAGAACATCCAGCGGCGCAGAGTGGACGTTCTTCCAAGGACAGAGGTGACGACGCACGGTGGTCTGTAGGTGTTCAGTCACACGGTCAAACACAATCGTCTTGTCGGTGTGGAAGACCATCGAGAGAATGAACGGGTCCTTCGACGGGAAGGCGTCATTCACAATGTCGACGCAGACACGCTCGAAGGGGACGTTGTCTTCTGCGAAATCATAACCATCGTTCAGTTGCTTCTTTGCGACAACCGGATGGTCCTGCTCATCTGAGTAGATATGAACTTCCAACAGACGGACACCACGGCGAAGCGCATCCGGAATGTCTTCAAAGACAGACCCTGCTACGTAATAATCGCACAGTCGTTTGCTTTGCAACATTGCTGGTTTCCCATTCGGGAAGAGTTCTTCATAGAGGAGATACCCCAAGAAAACCGTTAACACAAGGGCAATGACCCACTCCATTACTCTTTGGTAGACGATTCTATTTTCGGCATGCGGAACAACAGATTACGAAATGCGTTAATGACATCATCGGGAATCTTCTCGTCCATAGGTATCTCCGTTAAGCAGGCATAGTGGAAATACAGACAATACATACCACACTCGGAATCCTTGTATTGATGGCGTGTCTTGTTGTAGGTCAACTTCATAGGTTTGCTGTGAATACCCAGTTCGTCCCACTGACTCTTCCAACGTGTCATCAGTTTCTTGACCTCGGACTCTGGGGTGAGCGCATACGAATCGAAATAGGTCATGCGCGGATACTCCAATTCCGGTCGCACGTCGGCAAACACGCAGACCCAATGTTGACCCGGTCCATCGTGAGGGTCGGTGTTGATGACAATACCAAATCTCTGCTTTCCCTTCTTGTAGAGTTCACCAATCTTCATGTTGCAGAGCGCACTCACAAGGCATTGCTTGGTTTCATTCTGGAGGTCAAAGTCAATCGGAACTGTGCCAACGTAAAAGTAATCCGGGAACACTTCCATGTAGTTCTTCTCGATGGCATCAATGTCATCGGATGACAACCACTCGTAGCGATTCAACGCCCATTCCTTGGGTGCGCGCGGGCGGTTCATTAGCGACGCAACAATACACTCAGCGCGACCTGTCTTGCACTTGTCCTGGAGGCGACGCGTCAATGCATTCCACATCTGCTCGGTTGAACCTTCGGGGATTTTGGGTTCTTTCGGATGTTCCTTGTTGTAAACACGTCGTAGATTCGCAACTGCTTCTTCATCCAACCACGACATTCTTATTTGAAAACGAATACTTTTAAACAAGACAACATCCCAAGTAGAATGGACCAACTCAAGCCTGTCGTGTCTCGCTACCTCCAAGTCGTCAACCAACTCGATGTCACCAATGCCCGCGCTTCCCAACTTCGCGATGAGCGTCGAACGATTGAACTGGACCTCGCCGCTGTCTACCACCAAACGAACAATGAACTTCCCAACAAGATTGAACTGACAAACTCCCGCATGGTCTTCCAGATGAAGAAACCAGGCGAATGGAAAAAGGGATGGAACCTCACAAAGAAGCAACTGGAGATGTATCTCGAGGAAATCCTACCCGAGCACGGAAGGGATGTCTTCAATGAGATCGTGCGGAAACACGAAAATAGGTTAGTGGGTCAAGATTATCAGTTTGAACTCAAACCTTTGCCGGAGGAGCATTAAACACGAGATGCACCTCGATGTATTTTTTGTCTACAATCCGGAACCGAACACTGGCACAGGGCGTATACACCTTGAAGAACGGATTGAATCGTTCTAAGTACGCTCTTTGCATGTAATCAATCGCAGCATTGCGGCACATATGTAGTTCCCGAAGACCTTGAATACCGATGGTAAGAATATGAAGATTGTACCTTTGTATGTCTGGATCTTGCTCGACTGCTTCTTTCAACATGTCGCGAATGTGTTCTAGATCAGGGATGTGATGGTCGAAGAAGTCATCAATGTATTTCTTGCGCTCCTTTTCTTGCGATTCGCGGTCATCGTAGACCTTCTTGCGGAGAGACGCGATGTAATCTGTAGTGATCTCCATTATAGTTTGAATGTGTTGTCCTTGTTGTTATTCGTTTTCAACTCTGCTTGCAGGTCTCGAACCATTCTTTGAAGTTCATTCAGTACATGCTGGGCATGTTGAATGTCCTTCTGTGGTTCAATCTGAAACTGAAGTCGCACCAGGTGGCGACAGAGGGATCCGTTCAGTTCTAGGGCATGCGAAGCAAGAGTATGAAAGTGTTTCACCATCAATGTGTGTCTTTACATAGAAAATTATAGTTAAACGGAAAAAACGAACTTACAATGAGTAGACCCATTGCAACTATGGACACTTACTTTCCCTACAATGCAAAGAACCGATTCTTTCACGAGAAGGATATTCATCGCATTCTTCATCGCCACGGACTCCCCCATTACAGAGTTCAGAACCCTCGGATTTTCCAAACAGCGATGGTACACACAACCTATGTCCGACGATTGGAATACACGACCCCCGATGGACGATTGGCGCAACTCGCACCATGTCCCTCTGGAGTGATGCCGCTGCAGAACGAGTCGTATGAGTGTTTGGAGTTTGAAGGCGATTCGGTGTTGGGTGTCTGTGTGGCAACGTATCTTCGGAAGCGATACCCCGAGAAGAAGCAGGGGTTCTTGACGGATGCCCGCAAGGAACTTGTCAACAACGAGCGGATTGGTGAACTTTCCAAACACATTGGTCTCGATGCGTTCTATGTCATCTCGCGTCACAACGAAGAATCACCCGCCATCGCAGGACGCACCAATGTCCAGAAACTTGGCGATATCTTTGAAGCATTTCTCGGAGCGCTGTGGACAGATTGTGGAAACCGGTTCCACATTGTCTATGCCTTTGTCGTCAAGGTGATGGAAACCTATCTGGATATCGAAGAAATCGTCACGACGGTCACCAACTACAAGGCAATCTTTCAGAAGTTCTGTCAGCGCGAGTTCAACTGTGCGCCTGTGTATGTGATGCTCTCGAATGACCACAAGAAGAATGAAATACGTGTCGCAGTCTGTGATGGAGCAGGAAACCAACTTGGACACGGTGTAGGCACCACGCGCAAGAAGGCAGAACAAATGGCGTGCCGCGAAGCACTCGAACGTTTGAGTCCCAAAAGTCTAACGGAGTAGTTTCTGAGTGCGAATACGACCCTTGCGATACTTTTTCAGTGTCCGCCCTCGTGTCTGTAAGACAGACTTGGTACAAATCGCAATCGCAGCAGATTCCTTGTTGGAATCAGGACGAGGGACAATCGACTTTTTCACCGTCTTCACGCAGCGATTGAAGCGCGCTGTCTGACTGCGCCGACGAAATCCGCCTCTTCGGTTGAATGAAAACAAAACCCGTTCAATGACTTCTTCCAATATCTCGCGCTGCTCTCGTCCGATTGGAGAGGACAAATCAGGATGTCGGGCACGTAGCGTATTGATGATAATGGGAAGATTCGCACGCGCACTTGGCGGGATGTCGTACCGCAGAAGGTCTTGTACAACGTTAATCGCCGCTGCTGCCGAACGGTCGTTCCGCAAGAGATTGTGCATCGCATCTGCCTCTGCTCGAGTAAGACGACGATTCAGGCGCTCATTTCGTCCGCCTTCTTGGTTGGGTTCGAGTATAAGGCGCAACCCATTGATTTCCGATTGCTGAAGTTTCACCGAGAGGTCGGGGTAGTTCATGCGATATGAGTTGATTAACTTCCGCACAGTCAGTCGCTCTCCGTCGGGCATATCATACCCGCTGAATTCCTCCAACACATTGATAACTGCTGCTACGGAGGTGTCTCCTTCGAATACCCGGAGCAACCTGTCCGAGTCTCTTCGTGTGAAGGGATTTCCCATTGTGTTTGTCCCAGAAGAATATATCCTACTGAAGTTATAAACAAATGGGCGGTGGTCTACTTCAACTCGTTGCTTATGGTGCTCAGGATGCCTACCTCTCTGGCAATCCGCATATTACGTTCTGGAAGGTGCTCTACAAGCGCCATACCAACTTTGCTATTGAGGCATTCCGCGTGAACTTCACCGGTGCCCCCGTGTATGGTCAACGTGTCGTCGCGGTGGTCAACCGCAACGCCGACCTTATCTGGAAGACGTACGTAGAGGTTACGCTGCCCGACACGACCGTTGGTAGTAGCGTGAACTGGACCGGTGGTGCGCAACGTCGTCTCGGTTACCTCCTCCTCCAGCAGATTGAGGTCGAGATCGGTGGTCAGATCATCGACCGTCATTATGGTGAGTGGTTGTATCTGTGGGAGACCCTCACTGCAGATTTCGATACCTCCATGAAGTTGGACACGATGGTAGGTGGACAGTATGGGGGGACAACTTCCAGTTTCGAAACTTGCAATGGTCGCACGAATGTTCTCTACATCCCTCTCCAGTTCTGGTTCAACCGCAACCCGGGTCTTGCTCTGCCTCTGATTGCTCTCCAGTATCACGAGGTTCGCTTCAACATTACCCTGAACGATGCCATCAACCTGGTGTCGGGCACTCCTGCGGGCGCAGGCACGATCGCCACCCAGGCAGGTCGTCTACAACCTCTCCGCGACATGGCACTCTACATTGATTATGTGTATCTGGATGTGGATGAACGCCGTCGGTTCGCCCAGGAGAGTCATGAGTATCTGATCGACCAACTCCAGTACACGGGTCAGCAGCAGATTACCACCTCGTCTGCTCGCTTGGATTTGACGCTCAATCATCCCGTCAAGGAACTCATCTGGGTCTTCCAGGACGAGCGTTACCTGGACTGCGGTTCGACCACGTCTGTTGCGGCGGGATTCACGCAGCCGTTCCGATACAACGATATCGTAGATCGCGCCCGCCTCCAGATCAACGGTCAGGATCGTTTCGATGAGCGTTATGGAGACTACTTCTGGAAGGTTCAACCCTACCAGCACCACACGGGTGGCGCATTCTCTCGCGCAATTGTCGTGACGAATGACACTGGATCGGCGGTTGACCCCGTGATTTCTAGCACGTCCCCGAACCCCATCAACGTGTATTCCTTTGCCATCCAACCCGAGGAGCACCAACCCAGTGGCACCTGCAACTTCTCTCGCATTGATAACGCGACTCTGGTGTTCAACAGCGTCACCAACGCAACTGCGGGCAACGACGATGGAACCTTCCCTAGCAAGTCCTTCCCGTACAACTTCCGTATCTATGCGGTGAACTACAACATCTTCCGCGTGATGAGTGGTATGGGTGGTCTGGCGTACAGCAACTAAGCAGGTGGTTTACCAATGAGGGTTTGCTTCAACTTTTCCAAATACAAAATAGCATCCATGTGCTCTTCTTGGGCATGAACAATCCATTGTAAAACAGAAAGGTCGGTTCGATCAAGATCCGTTCCATATTTGGCTTTTCCAAACTCGGAACGTTGCTTGAACTTGTCAATCACTGCGCGAACAATGCTATCCATTATACTTCTTCTGCATCTACTCGTACGTAAGTCGGTGTACACGATTTCCAAAGAACCCAACCTATCACACTGACTCCAAACACACCACTGATTGTCAGCACGGTAATCCATGCTGCGTAGTCGTTATCCATAGTAAAACAATCACTCCTTCAACATAAATGGGTATCCCGCGTATCTACTGGTATGTCCTTCTCATCGTGATGTTGGAAACGCTGGCAATGTCGTGTTTCAAAAAGAGCGTGGATAGCACGGCATTCTTTGCTGTAGGTGTTCTCTTCTACGCCGCAGTTGGATACCTCTTGCGGTTTACCATGAATGCGTCCGGCATGGCAATGACGAATGCATTGTGGTCGGGATTCTCTGTGATGGCAACAACAGTTGTGGGTATTCTTCTCTTCAAGGAAGGACTTCATCTACACGACTTCTTTGCGATTGCTCTGATTGTCGGCGGTGTGATGATTCTGAAAGTTACCGACTAACTCTCGTATTCGGAACACATTCTCCGATGCCGAGTGTTTGCTGCATCATAATCGGCGCAGGTTGTCCCGGTCCAGGGCATGCGACATGGTCTTTTCCAAGAATGTGTCCCATTTCGTGCGACACCATATACTGACGGTAGTTGTAGAGGTCCAGTTTGCTCCGGTTCTGCATACTCCCCGTCCACCGCATCGCGTTGAGATGCATGTGCCTCCCATTCATTTCCGCACACGAGAGGGTGGGGTCATCACATCCGTTCTGCTGTATGGTCTTTGGAGAGGAGAGATGGATCAGAACAGCAGGGCGTTTGGATTCTTCAAAGGTATATCCCTGACTCTTCCATCCATGTGGGTCTTGGAGATAGACAGACACTTCCTCCGCAAACTTGCGGGCGTCGTATTTGACATCGGGGTCTACGATCGCTTGGTAGGTGATTCGCATTGTATTCAAAACGGAAACTCTTTGTAAAAGGTATTGCTATTCACAATGAGGTGCGAACATTGCAAAAAGAAAAGTCATCTTGACTTCAAGTGCGATTGCGGCGGAGTGTTCTGTGTCAAATGTCGCACGCCTGAAGTCCACGGATGTTCGGCGAAGGAAGGGCAAAAAGTTGTCCTTGAACGTGTTATTGCTCCAAAGATTGAGAAGATATAGAACTGTTGTATCCTTCATCATCTGTTTCCATATTTTCCACTAGCGCATCCAAAATCGATTCGGTTATGCGTCGCGAGAACCCACGTCGTTGAAGAAGAGAGGTAATCATACCGCCATCTTCTTCAAAGAGCATCTCAATCTCAATCAAGGCATCGCGGTCGGGGTGGCGAATCGTGATGAGGTAGCGACTGGGAGGAGTGTAGTCAACGCGTGACTGAAGAATATGGGCGAGTTCAAGTTCAGTGAGAACATCCCAGACAGTGTTGTGTACGTTTCGCATCTTAACTACTTCCTGCTTGTCTGTGAAAAACAAATCCGTTTTGAGAACAATGAACGTTCTTCTCGAAGCATTGATTGTGGGTTTGATTTTGGTTCCCGTATATTGGGTTGTGGAGAAACTGCTTCCCGGTTACAGCAAGTGGGTTGTGGTGTTTGTTGCGGGTGCGGGTTTCCATTTGGCAGCGGAGGTGACTGGATTAAACGCTGCCTACATTTCTACAAAGAGATAAAGGGAAAAAGGTTTCCCTTCTTTTTTAGAGTTCATCGTGTTTGTAGCGTTTTTCATCTCGGTAGCATGACGAGCATGCCGTGTCTCCCACCATCGGTGCCCTGCGTTCACAGAACTCGCAGTTCTCCTCGGGTTCCGACTCGTAGTCGGGGAACCGCTCTTCGGGAGGGATCTCGTCGAAGTACTCGGGTTGGTCGTAGTAGGGGCACACCTCGCGGTAGCAGTCCTCGCACACACCATCCGGTCCGCCGATCATCCAATAACTTACCCTGTGGCACAGGCAACGGGCGCAGTCGGTCCAGCGCTGTTCGCAGCGCGTCTCGAATCCCCTCCATGCAGCTTGAATCTTGGTAGCAGCGATATTTTTCTGGTTGATTTTGTGTTGTTTGTATGCAGTCTGGATCACACGAGCAGGCGCATCACACACCTCCTGCTCCTTGCGAACCCACATGTAGTTCACGCGCCATGCCTTGCGAGTTTGCAGTAACTGCTGCTCGAGTTTCAAGGCTTCGGCGATATCATCCCCGTACTTCTCCGGTTCATCCACCATGTCCCGCAGAAGATTCATGTCCACCTGAAGGGACTCGGTCTCCGACGCCACCTTGTAGTGGGTCATCCGCATCGCGTGGGTCACATAGGAGTCGCGCATACCTGCGACACGGCTCACAAAGCGGATTGCCTTGCGAACGTGCTTCGACTTCTTGATGTACGCACCCGACCACGCCACCCACTCCACCTCACTCATTTCCAACAGCTGTCGGTAATGAGCTTCCTGCTCAGACATCACGAGAAGTCCCCACTCCAACTCACGGGATTCCTTGAGAATGGTTTGAAGAGTCATCATTTGAAGCTAAGATCCTAACTGCACCGCGGCTTGAAGCGTCTGTTGGTATAGGACAACACCTTCCATTTTCTTCACAAATCCAAATTCGTTTTGGAAACTTTTGAAAACGAATTTCATTTTGTCAACCAATCGGAAAGGTGTATCACAAGATGGAGCAAGCAATTCGTCAAGTAATCACTGCGGCCGTTCACCGGGTCAAGAGTAAGGAGTACGAAGTTACTCCCGAAGACCCCGTCCAGACTTTCCTGGATGACCTGTTCGCCGAGTTGTTCCCTGTTGTACCAAGCCACACCGAGACCCAGTCTGTCGAGGTGCCGGTCGTCGCCGTGAAGGAGAAGAAGCAGCGCAAGAAGAAGGAGACCCCTGCTCCCGAACCTGCTGCTCCTGTCGTTCCTTCGCAACCTGCCGAGGTTGCGGCGCCTGCTGAGGTTGCGGCTCCTGCTGAGGTTCCTGCTCCCGCGAAGAAGCAGCGCAAGAAGAAGGACACCCCTGCCCCCGCTGAGGTTCCTGCTCCTGCTCCTGCTCCCGCTGAGGCTCCTGCTGAAGCTCCTGAACCGGAGAAGAAGCAGCGCAAGAAGAAGGAGTTCTTCGGCAACGTGGACAAACTCACACCCACTCTCAAGAAGCAAGTCAAGAAGATTGCTGACGAGCTCAAGGTGGGTGAGCCAGACCTCAAGGGTCTGCTCGAGTTTCTGAACCACTTGCAGAAGGAGGAGTTCGACGGCAAGACGTTTGAGGAGCATGTCCGCATGTTTCTCAGACCCGTCGAGGTCCCAGCGCCTGCTGCCGAGGAGGAAGAGCAGGAGATGGATTGTATAGAGGTCGAGTTTGAGGGGAAGACCTATTATGTAGACACCACCACTCAGCGTGTGTATGAACCGCAGGGTGAAGCCAACGTAGCAGTTGGATATGTAGGTATGGCAGCGTTTGAAAAGATGATTGTTCCGGGGGAGGATGCCTGAATCGAAGAGGGGAGCGGGTTGTTTAGTCAAGATGTCTTACACAAGGCAAAACGGGAGTTTCATATTGTATGGGCGCAGATTCAGGAAAACAGATCCAAAAACATAGAACCAACCCCCTCCTCTTGAGTATCCCAGTTCGTGTGCTGTATTTTTTCACGTGTGCCAATGGACATGACCCAAGAAGGACATTTGAACGACTTGACATGGAAGTGACTCTCCTTTGGAATGGAAAACATCAAGACAACAGGAAGTCCAAATCGGCGGTAGTATCGGAGATGGGTTCCTTCTGCACAATCGTAGATGACTTTTTCATCTGTGTAATCTCGGGTCTGCATATTCGTTCGGACAAGTTTGATGATACCCGGAACAATCGTGACCCGTTCTACCCGGTTTGGGGTGGTCGCAAGAGACTGCATGAACCTGTCGATGGTTGCCCAAATACGATACGTGTTTGGATGAATCGCCCCGTACGTCACATCCAATATCAGCGGAACCGCAAACGTAATCTCGCGAAGTTTCACCATCTTGCGAACAGTGGGAAGTTGGAAGTCGTAGATGTTGTGTCGGCAGTCAACCTTTTCCACATAGGGGTTCATTTTTTGAAGATAGAGTTTTGCCCATTCCAGATTGTCACATTCTTCGGTCAGGGCATCAATGTCTATTTCCCGATACATCGGATAGACCCATTCGCGTTTGAAGGCACGAACCTCCTTGTTCGTGGCGTCAAATCGTATTTCGTCTTCTACGCCCAAAAACCCGTCAATGGTATACCCAATCAGCGGTTGGCAATAGACATCTAGAAAGTCCATACATTATACACATTTGTTGGATGAAAAACACTTCGGGTCTACAGTTGCTAAGGTGACATCCTGCGGTTGCGGTGCCATGAAACTACCGAGTGTGGTGGGTTCGGGAAGCACGTGGGTGTTGATAGCATTCTGTGCGGCATTGACAACTGTGTACTGTCGGAGATAGGATGTGTAGGCTCCCGCAGACGACTGCTGTTTTTCGACAAAGGGTTTCAACACATTGAGTGTCAGACCGAGTCCACGAACTCCAGCGTCGTCCTTCACGAGGATATTGACGAAAAAGGTTCCGATTCGCATCGGGGTCCCACTGATGGTATTTGTCACACGGTCGAATGTCAATCCCTGCGGAAGGTCGCTGGAGGTCACAAAGAAGTAGACAATCCCAGTCCCTGTGCCAGACAACTGAATGGGCGCAATCGGAACATACTCGTAAAACGTAAAACTCGTGTTGGTAGGCGATGTAACGACCGGAGGTGTTCCGGTCCCTGCATTGGAAAAGATAATTGCAACTTGTGTTGGTTCGCTAGGAAAGTCCTTGTAAAATGCGCTTGGTGTGAGTCCTTCCATAAATGCCCCTGTTATGGTTGATAATGCTCCAAGGTCGGGTGCTTCTATTGCCGTCCAACCCGATGACAGATTTGACCCTGCCGGGTGCTGAAAGAGTGTAGGTATGGATGGACCCAGAGTTGCTGGTTTAACGCGCGCTAGAATGTTCCAGTTTGAACCGTCAAAAGTCACTGGACCAATATCGAGGGGAGGTGTTTTTACGAAAGGTGGTCCGCTGATATTGGGAAACAGATTGAGAGATGACCCAGACAAATCAAGTTGTTGCCACTGTGAGTCTCCCGATACAAAATACTTGATGTTTTGTCGGTAATCGCTACCTCCAACATTGTCGATACCCGTCGCAATCCACACGCCACTTCCATAGGAAATACTATATGCAATCAGATTGAATGCACCCATCATGGGTTCCCAGTTCCCACCATTGTCAACGGAGTTCCAGATGGTCGCGTTTGCGAGAGCCGGTGGTGTAATGCTGAGAGGGTCTAGGTCAATTGTGCGGAATGTGTCAGAACCCGTCATCATCCAGTTGTTCGCTTCATCTAAGGAAAATGCGGAGATTTCAACAGGAGCATCGTTCACTGTAGGTTCTACCCACCCCTGGAGGGGATTTAATGTTCTCCACAGTGCTTTCTGTCGCGAATTTCCCCAATCCAGTCCACCCGCCAAATAGACACCATCCTTTACACCTAGAGCAAAACCCTGTGTGTATGCATTCGTTGTATTACAACCTTTCGAACGATCACCAAGTGTAAACGGCGGAGTATTGCTACCGATCGTTGAAATGGGCGTCCACGTAAATCCCAAATCGGTCGATTCATACAGAAGTCTGTATTCAATTGTAGGTTTGTATGTATTTACACCCGCGTACACCATTGGTCCATTTCCCGATATATCAACCGACACGGGCAGTGGACTCAGAAGATCTTTAACAGTTCCATCTGTGGGGTCAAGAAATCCAAACTCCTGATTGAGACCATTGCTGAAGAAATTTCCATTGGAATAAATGTTTATGGACCTGTTCTGTTGAGTTGTGGTAAATATGATATAGTTTGAATAATCCCCCAAATGACGACTCTTGAAAGAACTGGGAGAACCCCCAGGTTGAAGGAAATTGCTCCAATCTGAGTAGTCGTTCGTTGAACGCACGATCTGTGAATTGCCCCCCGCACCAAACACGACAAAACTCGCTTCAAATGGGACATTTTCTGGGGCAAACGTTGCGTCAAGTTGAGCAGAAAGTGCTGCAGCAGACGCGTCAATCGTGAAGTTCTGTTGTGATGTCGGGTAAAAAGGTCCTGGTGGTTCACCGCTTATCAGGGTACCGCTGAGTATGCCCGAATTTGACCCGATTGTCAACCCAAATGTAGCAGACAAGTCCGTTACATAGTTGCTTACGCTGATACCGCTATATGTCGAACCTTCAATCGGAATGGATACAAAGTCACCCGCATTGAATATATAGCGGTTCTGCGGAGCGACAATGAGAGCGGAATCGGGCGTAAGATTGAACGAAACATCACCACTGCTTGATGCATATCCTGTTGTTGCGGTCCACGTGATGTTTCCGGATGTAGGTGTTGCCAATGTAGGTGTCCCGGATATCTTGCCTGTTGTGGAAATAGACAATCCAGTCGGGACACTCGTTGCCGTATACCCAATGACATTCCGTTCACTCAACGTCGTTGCGGATATCTGGACAGGTGTCATTTCCACATTTTGAATCAGCGTAGCACTGCTTGGACTTGTTGTAAAGGTAAACTGGTCGTTGAGAATTGCAAACGAGATATCGCGAGATGCTGTTGCGGGAGTGCCCACAGCAGATGCTATGATACTCAGATTGGATAAGGATTGGACCACTTCTGGAATACCCACAAGTTGGACTGTGTTGTTTCCTACATTGGATAATGTTAATCCGGTTCCCGAGAGCGCGGGTGCGCTAAAGGTAACGTTACATCCTGACGCTGCCGTGGCACGGAAGAGAATTGAACCCGGATAAAACCCATCCTTTACATTGGTCACCGGTCGTGAAAGAATGAAGTTGACACACAAATCAGTCGCTGCAGTGACAAGTGGGTCGAATGTAATGACATCGTTGGCAACTGTAATGGGAGATACCAAATCGCGCGTAACCAGATTTGAATTGACGGCAGTAATCGTGTACGAAGACGCACTTGCGGTTGTAGGTGTTCCAGAGAGATAGGCACGTTGGTCGTTGGAGTTGAAGGTCAAAGAGACTCCCGCAGGAAGAGACGCTGCAGTGATATTGGTAATCGAAACGTCTGTCAAGGCAAAGTATGTCCGAGCGCGATAGGAGTTGCTCGTTGTGCTCGAAGAGATGGGAACACCCACGTAGAACGTTTGAATGAAAGGGGTATCAAACAAGACTGTTTCATCAAACGAAAAGGTAAAGTTGGTGGTATTGGAAATTGCAGGAAGACTCACACGTTTGGCAGTGAGTGTAATCGTATTGGATGAAATACCGAGTGCTGCAAAGTTGCTCGCTGCTGTCAGATTGGGTGTTCCTTGTAGAACGATGGTTGCGGATGCATCTGCAGGACGAAATCCAGTTGTCTGTGGTATACCGTTGCAGTCGCTGAAAAACAACCCAGAGGGAAGGTCACTCCAGGTGTACTGAAGATTGCTGGTTGCTTGACTCGGATAGCGGGCAGTGACAAATGTGGAGTCAATGGCAGTTCCCACTGTCATGTTGTTTTTCAGTGTTGTCCCCGATACGTCGAGTTGAACTCGTTCTGGACGAACACCAATGTTCACCACGGTTGTAATCACCTTTGTTCCTGTTGCAAGGTCTCGTCCAAGCACGGTGTAGTTACAAGATGGGTATTCAAGCAGGGGTGTTCCACTCAAGAAGTAGTTGGAGGGTGTATTGGATACAAACGACAGACCAACAGGCAAAGATAGAGTTGTCACGGGTGGAACCATCGCAAAGGGTGCCGTAAACGATATATCCGCAATGGGTTCATTCTTGAAGAATGTATAGACACTGTTGGAGTCAGGTGGAAAGAACCGACCTGGGGCAATCCGAACACTGTTGCTGGATGTGGACACAACACTTCCGCTTCCATCGAGAGCATTGATGATGATTGCTTCGGCAAGAGATGTCGCCACATTCAATCCTCCAGTTGACGAAAAAACAACATTGCTCGTTGTCGTCACAACCGTAGATGACGGAATTCCTGCCGAAACCGTTGTCTGAAGAGACGAGGCATCCATAGGTCTCGTCCATGTATAAGAGAAGGGTTCAAACTTATACACGGTGAGAGAGTTGTTGATGAATGAAAGTGGTGTTGTCATTACTTCTTCTTACGCACAATGATTTTAACTGCTTTCCGCTGAGGTTTGGGAGGTTCTACTTTTTCCACAGGAACCTCAGGAACAGTAATCGTAATCTCTCCAAACCGCTTCTGCGCTTCTTCAATAGCCAGATCCCGGTAGACCATGTCCAGTTTCAATCTCAAAAGGTTGGAGTTGACGTCCATATTCTTCAGCACGAACATTTCGGGTTGCGGAATACCATGTGGTCGGTTCAAAGGGAATGCGTTTTTCTTCCTCTTGTGTTTCTTGTGTCGAGTTGTACTGGACATACAAGAAATAGACAAAACTGAGGAGGACGAGTCCAAGCAAGACCATGTTGAAAGTCCAGGATGTTGCTTGTACAAGTTGGTCGCGCCGAACAATCAGCGAACTTTCGACACGAGACAAAATATCACGGTCAATGAGATGGTTCATTGTTTAGTTGTGCGCCGAGAAACTCCAGTGTTTTCCGTATCCAAGCATCTTCTACACACGGACACACTCGAATGCGAGATGGATAGACAAGGATGGCACGAAGAACATCGTGGATTTCTCGTCGCGATTTGTCACGCAAACAGATGGTCAATACGGTATCTGAATACCGCAACAAATCCATTACGCACTAGACTGCAAACTCTGTGTATACGGGTTCTTGCGGAAGGCATCCAAAATACCAGGTTCATTGCGTTGGGTGTAGATGTCCTCCTGGAGTGGCACAACATACTTCAACGACCCCTGTTGGGCAGCAGTCGGTGCCTGACCACCAAAGGTCATCAACGGTGCCTCAAATCCACGGGTGTTGTCCAACAAGCTCTCGTCGCGATGGGTCTGGACGTTGTAGGACTGAGGACCCGCGGCAAGGGCAGCACCGCCCACGGGACCTGCGGGCGTCGGGCGACCTTCGACCGTCAACTTCATGAAGGTCTGGAAGGGTTCCGTAAAGGCACGGATGTAGGACAAGAAACCACCGGCGGCAGCCTGTGCGGTTCCATTGTAGGCAACGCTTGTGCTCTCGCGGTCCTGTTCCTTCATCAACTGTGTCGGGTAGACCGCAGCAGCAACTTGCTGACCCAGAGTGGTATTGACGTGTGGTAGAGAACCATCCGCCGCCTGAAGAACCTGGAAGCGGTCGGGGCGGTTCTTCTTGACGGGTGCCTGGATACCCATCTCAGTAATGTAGTGCGAACCAGGCACAGGGTCTTGGGTGTAGGTCAACTTGGGTTTGTTGACCACGCGGATTTCATCGGTGGTACGAGGCAGCGCAAACTCGCGTGCAGAATCCTGCTGGTAACCACCCGACGGCAGATTTGTGTAACCGTCGTTCACACCGGGACCGACCAGAGTGGGTTGAATCGGAAAGACGTTCTTGGTTGCCATAGACGTGACCATGCGCGACTGCTCAAAGTCTGTCTCCACTTGCTTGCCCCACGGAAGACCCGTTCCAGCTTCAGGTTTGAAGAAAGCACCCGCCTCCTCCTTGCGGAAGAAGGTATTCTTACCGCTGCCAGTGTAGGTGTCGAGAATACCATCCGTCGCTCCGTTGTACATGCTCTGCGTCACGTTAGCGCCGAAGAACGGGACCATGTTGTTGTGACCCTCCGACGAACTGACGATCGTCACGCGCTCTGTTTCTGGAAGAGTGGTTTGCGGGTTCACATAGGTCTCCTTGGGGTTGATGTATCCAAGTGATTCTCCTTCTGATTCAGTTGGCTTCTGGGCGGACAGGGCGTAACCCAAAGCAGCAAGTCCTAATAGCATGGCGACTTCCATCTTTGTTGTAAGACACCCACAAGATTATTTAGACACTGGGACGCTCAAAGAGGTATGGAAAGAATCACACGCAAAGAGTTACAGGGTATGCGGGCATCATTTCTTGCTGCACAGCGAGAGAAGATGCTTAACAACATTGTGGAACACGTGAAGCGAAGCGCGGAACAGGGAGACCTTTATTACAAGATTTCATACCAAGGTAGTGGAGTACAAAACCTATTCCCAAACCCATACGAACTCATGACACGTCTTCATGACATCTTTGTGGGTGTAGATATTGAATATGCCGAACCCTTTATCGCCATTCGTTGGTTGTAGACATTTTTGTATCTCGACATACAACAGCGGTGTGGCGCAGAGGAAGCGCGTCTGGCTCATATTCGCCTAGGCACCAGAAAGTCAGTGGATCGAAACCACTCGCCGCTACTTACGGATGGTATTCCCATTCCTTGAAGCTTGGTTTGTTACAAACGGCTCCACGGCATGGTTTTGTGGTTTGAAAAGAAGCCACTGGAAGGGATAGGTTGTTTCCACTCCGCCCTTCGCAGCAGGCACAGATACCTTTGTTTGCATCTCTTTCTTGTCATAATGCTTGGGTTGAACGATCGTTGTATCCATCTTAAAATATGGCGGAAAAATAATGTATGAACTTTTGCTGGTTCTCATAGCCATCATGTTCTTGGCCGTCAAGACGAAAGAACATTTTGGACTTGTCGTCGGTGGAAAAGACATTGTGACAACGGACTCGACTGTCAACGATGGCGTGGAAGTGTTTAGCATATTTCCAAACTCCTGTCCAGGTGACCGACTCGACAAGGACGCAGGTCTCTGCTATGTTCCGTGTCGTTCTGGATTTAAGGGTGTAGGACCTGTTTGTTGGGCAGAGTCTCGCAATGTAGGTGTTGGAAAACCGGTTGGATTGGAACCGTGTCCTCCTGGGTGGAACAACGACGGATTGATTTGCCGTGAACCTCTGCGCTGGAACCCTTGTGCATGGCGCGGTCTCTTCAAGGAATGTTGGGGAGGACTGGAAGGTGGAAAACTCCGAGGTCGTCTGAACAACGGCGGTATCTGCGATTACCCTCAAGACCGCAGTAAACTACCCGGTTGGTTGCGCGATGGCAAACATCCCGAGAAGATTGCCGGATTGTGCTACAAGAAGTGTCCTGCCGAGTATCCTCAGCGTATTCCGGGCATGCCGTATCTCTGCTACAAGGGTGGACCTCTTTCGTATGGTCGTGGTGTGGGAACTGTTCCTTGCATTGTTCGTCTGGGTCGCAAGTGGTGTCCGTTGAACTTGGTTTAAACTCTGGCAGCAGATGACGCAACTCCCGAACCACCTACAGGTTCTGGTGCTTTGCAACACTTGTATTCATACCAAACTCGTTTAGCACGTGCGTCGTTCTTTAATTTGAATCCTCCGAGAACTTCATTAGCACCACATTGGACATCCTGGCGGTCAAGATACTCGACCGTTAGACCAGTACCTTCTTGTTTTGCAGTCTCAAGAGTTCTACATGTGAAGGACGACATCCCCGGCGCTCCACGTGGTCCAGCGGGTCCTGCAGGTCCACCCGGTCCCATAGGTCCAGCGGGTCCTTGAATACCCGGAACTCCCTGTGGACCGCGTTCGCCTGGCAGTCCCCTCTCGCCTCTATCACCCTTGTCGCCCTTTTGTCCCACAACACCTACAGCAGACCCCGCAGTTCCAGGCGGTCCTTGATCTCCGCGGTCTCCTTTGTCACCCTTGTCACCCTTGTCGCCTTTCACCCCCTGAATACCTTGTTCGCCCTTGGGCCCGATGGGTCCTTGGTCTCCCGGCAGACCTCTAAGTCCCAGTCCCGGCGGACCCTGTGGTCCCGATGACCCCGGTGCTCCCGGTTGACCCGTTGGTCCCTGCGGCCCCGGTGGACCAGGGGGACCCTCCTGGCCGGGCTGTCCTTTTAAACCGAACGGAGCAGCAGTGTATGCCGCTCCCGGAGTAGGAGCTTCTATGTAGTTGGGGTCTGCTTGTTCAAATCCCTCGACCAGTCTCCCCGCATCTTGCTTGAACTGCGAGCCATATTGTCTCACCTGACCTTGTACGGTTGAGTCGTAACCCGACCACTCCATACGCGAGTAAGGAGAGAGTGTAAAGGTTCTCATCAACTCACGGAACTTGTTTACCATGCGACGGAAGCTCTCCATATCTGTTCCAGGGACAGGAGCAGGAGGTGTAAATGCGCCTTCGGGTTTGAATCCAAAGCAGTTGACACCGAACTTGGTAGCAGGGTTGAAATAACCACCGTTCACACCCGGTCGTCCACAGCGAGTGCGCTTACCCGGATCCACCTCGCGCTGGAGTTCATCCCATGTGCTCTTCTGTGTTGGGTAGAGTGCCATGCCACCCGCAGACCAACCATATCCACACCACTCGGCACCCTTGTTGTACGCCTCAATGATTTGCTCGAGAGTTGCCAGTTGAGCACCATATGCAGCACACACCGCAGGTGCCTCGTCGTAGGTGAACTGATTGTCAGAGACATGGAAGACCTCGCTACCAATCATGGGACCTCCCGGAGCAGCCTCTGTGGGTGCAGGTGTCTCCTCCTTCTTCTCTTCGGGGAAGAGGTCGCCCAGTACCCGGTCAATGTCCAAGAATCCGTAGTAAATCAGGACAACCACGATGAGGGCGACAAGCAACCAGAGAACAAGGACAGCGAGGACAGATCCGGTTGAGAACAAGACAAAAAAGGTTAAGACGACCAAGAACGCTCCTGCTAGAATGGCGTACACAGCAGGACCCATCAGTTCCGACTTGGGTTTTTCAGGGTCGGGTTGCCCAGAAGACGAACTATTCATTACTCTTTATGAAACATTTTTAGAGTCTTCGTTGATGCGATAATACATGAGAAGACGCATCGTACGACCCACCAATGGAAAGTGCCCGGGGTCAAAGCCTTGAATGTGCTTGTCGTTGAGTTCATACCACGGCTTTCCGGGTGGTAGGTCTCGCCCGTACGTCCACCAGTGACCGCCATTGAAGCAAATCACGGCGAAGAGAGCATATTTGATTCGGTTGACCACTAGAACTGCCGAATACGAAATGGATGTATCGACCGATGTTTGGTGAAACACGAACATCTGTGGGAAACTTCCAAGAAGGAACTGCTTTGTACATCCCTTGTGTTTGCACTTGTCGCAGGTCCAATCGTCGATTGTAAAGGGTCGCACGGCATTCACGATGGATTCCGACACTGTCTGGTTTGGAGTGGATGGGACAATGGAGAACTCAATCAGCGAGTCGTTGTGTGTGTCCCTGTACTCGCATTTCGGATTGTTGCACTTGACACTGTTTGCGACTTTGAATCGCATGAGTTTGTCGAGAAAGGGAACCTTGTCACACAGATACTCCAGAAGTTCGTGCGAATCGCCAATACCTTCTCCAGCAGGCATCGTGGCGGTCTTGATACATTCGTATAGGTCGGTGAGTCCATCTTCGCCACGGGTTTTCCAAATTTCTTGAATCGCCATGTCCACTGGATTTTCTTCATCTGCCTCATCCTTGGTGTAACGTTGCTGCACGTCAGGAATACGAAACAATCCCTGAAGTGTAGCATTGATCCAGCAGCTCCCACGTTGATTACGTAGGCCGAACATTCTTCTCCTTTGTCTTTACTTAACTCCGTTTGTATTCGTTTTTATGCGAGGAAGGCAGAAAAATCCGTTAAGAACGGTGTTGGTTCTGGTCGAGAGGAATACGATGCCGCAGAAAACTGCTGACTCACGCGGAAGGGGTCTGGAATGATATCCTGGTCACCGGGTGTGCGCGAGTAAGGCAGGAATTGACTGTTTGCGTCCGAACCCAACGACCCTGAAGAAGGAAGTTGACCTGACAGCGAAAGTTGCCAACTTGATGAAGGTTGTGTGATACCGGCACCTTCCATTCGGGTGCTGGCGTTTCCGAGACCACCAAGCAAGATAGGATATTGAGTGGACTGTGTGGAATCGCCCGTGCTTCCTCCCAACAACGAACCGAAGGATGTGAACGCAGGACCCCAGACTGCCCCGCCGGTTCCAGACCCCGAGTTGGGTCCAAAGGAAGACGTCGATGCACCTCCCGTTGTATTTCCCGTCGTTGTTCCGCTGCTCGTTGCGGCTGCTCCCGGCGTTCCCGCTGTCGTTCCTGCCGTGCTTCCTCTCAATCTGAAACACGTGTTTCCAGATTCCACCGAACGGAATGTATACCCGCTGGGGCACGTAGGTTGTTCAGTGCGAATACAAGCTAAACCTTCACGTATATGTCCGGAAGGGCATTGTCCTGGTATTTCTTCCATTGAGCCTATTTTTCTACATACACCACCCGCTGTTGGTGTATATCCAGATGGACATGTAATCATTTGGGGTTCACCGGGATAAATACATCGCTTTCTTGCATCTAAGGAAGTTCCCGTTGGGCATATGGGATCGGTGTATTCTTCTGGAGCAGATGTGTTCGATGTTGGAACAGGTGCCGGAGTGGATGCGATACTAGTCGGCGGAGTCGTGCTAGTACTTTCTTCAGTCGGCGCAGTCGCATTCGGATTCCTACAGCGAGGAGGATTGTCAAACGTCAGAGTTGAACCGGAAGGACATGTGGGTTCAATGGGCGGTTGGGTATTGTCCTTGTACTTACACTTACCGGTTCCGTCTGTTGCAAGTGTGTAATCAGTCGGGCATGTGGGAGTACTGAACTGACCCGCAGTGTTCTCGCCTACGAAACTCGATACGTATCCAGCAGCTTGCTGAAAGACAGACTGTCCTTGGTCAATGTAGTACGCCTTTACCATATCTGTGAACTCTGCTCTACGGTCGGGCATCACGCCTTTTGAAGAAATGTAGGAGCGAACTTCATCCATTGTGATGCGATAATCTTCCTCCTTCCACTTTGCAAAGAAACCGCCGACAATCTCCTTGATATCGTTATCGTTTGCAGTCGAAATGGGTGTGACCATCGCACGAATACGTGAATACTCTGCGGTATCCCATGTTGCAGGGTCTTTAATCAACTCTGTTGCTTCAAATCCCTCACGAAGTCCAAGCAAAATCAGAAGCAATGCTAGGACAACGAGGAGTACAATGACCCACGATTTCATTGTTCTTTACAAAACATTTTTACTACATTCGAACTGACTTGTGATTCCAAACCCAGTTGGACACGTGGAATAAAACGAGGCATCGCTCCAACTGGTCGTGCCATCGCTCCACAATCCTTCCCGACGAGGTGTATCTTGTTGTAAGATTGGATCGTAAACACCTTCGGGTAGATTTCCCTTTCGTTGATCCGCGGGAACATACGGATCCTGTGTCAGATGGGCATACGTTCCATCACGAGCATTCTCGGGTTGAAGATTGGCACCCGCAAATCCTACCAACGCACCCGTTGTTACGATTTGTTTCTGTTCCTTTGCTGCAGCAGTTTCTTCCACAGGAATACGGAACCCACGCGCAATGATTTTACGCAACGAAGGGACGTCCACTCCAGGTATCTGTGCGTCAGGCGAAGACAAGAACTGTTCAATGTCCGCAATACGAGGTCGTAGTTCTGCTGGTTGATAAATCTTATCATGAAACGCTTGTAACACACGAATGTAGTCTTCGTCGTTTCCTCCAATAGGCGCTTCTGCATCAATCATACTTCGCCAGGAACCACTGGAGATATCTGGACGTGTGACCGGAAACTCGGGGTCTTGGAAGGATTCGCGATATCCCCATGCGAAGAGCAAAAGGGCTATGACAAATAGCCATAGTAGCATTGTTATTGTATAACACAAGATTGACGAACCGCACGGAACAACGTTTCGGGACTTTCCAACGCATCTTCTTGGATAGTCGGAAAGGGTCCAGATGTAGTGGAGAGGGTTGTGGGTTTCTTTCCATCGGGAATCAGATTGCGCAAATGAGGTTGAACCATCTCTGCGCTGTCGAGTTTGTACAATCCCTGTTCGACTGCCTTGATAGAGGAATCAACACCTTCCCACGTTGGGGACATCGCATCGTATTTTGCCTGTGTTACGGGGTCGCGTGGACGAAACTCCAAGAACCCTGTACGCGTTGTGTTCTGACCCTTGCGATACCGAACATTGTAGGTCGGGTCTACATTCGGACAATAGTTTCCCTTCTCTTCTTCACTCTTGACGTATTGCCGGTAGTCATCAATACTCCGGAATGTCTTCACTTGTCCAGTGCGAAGAATAACACCTCTCCACTCTCCTGTTCTTGTATCTTCTTCCAAAGACGTGATACACGCCATTTTCTAGAGAGTGATATAAATGTTGACACAAGGTTCTGCGCGAAAAAAGGATGCTGAGCGCATGCTCAAGAAGCGTCCATTGCTCGTCTTGTTCTTCATGAATGGATGCCCCCATTGCGCTGCCAACGAGAAGGCATGGAAGGAAGCCAAGAAGAAGATGGGTGGAAATACAGCAGAGATTGAGGCAGACGATACACCTGATTCTGCGGGTGTCACTGGGTTTCCCACGATGAAATACATCACCGAAGGAGGTGAAGAGCGCGTCATTACAGGTGCACGCCAATCCGGTGGTCAAATCCTACAAGAACTTGGTGTTCCGACAAAGAAGGGCGGTTCGCGCAGAAAGACCCGTCGCCATACCCGTCGGAACTGGAAACTCTCTCGTAAGAATAAGCAATGAAGCGTGGAAAAATCCTTGCAGTTCTTCTTTTGGTAGTGGCGTTCGCACTGTTCTTTGGTATGCGTCCGGTTCGTGAACGAGCATGTCCTCTTGCACAGGCAGCTATTGCAAGTGATCCTGCGTTTGTAGCACGATGTGCCGACACTGGAGGCGTCGTGAAAGATGGAACCTGTACGTGCCCTGAATAAACTTACGCAGGCGTGTATCCCTTCGGCGCCTCCGTCGTACTCGGAATCGGAAGCTCCGTCACCGTACCCTTCGCAACAACATAACCTTCGCTTAGAAGCTTGTCTGAGCGAGCATTCTTACCCAAGAACTTCAGCAGACCTGCGTGATCATCTTCCGGAACCGTGTGGAAGTTGCGCTGCGACTGAACCAAATCAAACACATCCGTCGTGTCCATGTAGATATTGGACGTCTGGGCAAACGCACGGTTGACTTCATTGCGAATATCCTTCGCCGTGACGTCTGCTGCAGGAGGGCGGTTCGGGTTGTCCTTGATATCCGTGAGAGGCGCATTCATGAACGGATTGTCCTCTGTGGGGCGTGTCCGCATCTCGCCCACATAGGAACTCACGAAGTCCTCTGTAATCTTCTTTGCTTGGGGAAAGAGACCGTTAAGGAAGATTGTCACAACCATCACCACGGGGATAAACAGCAAATACATAGGGTCCATCGATGTGATGAACAAGAGCGTGGACAGGTACACAACAAAGCGCACAACAGCGTTGAGTGCCTCCGGAACCGTCATCTTGGGTGTTGGCACAAAGGTGTACCACGTCTTTTCATTGAACAAGACACTTGGTTCAGAATACCAGAATGGAGAACTCATCTATTATCTTCACTTACGGAGTTTTTCCTTCTGTCTTTTCTGTAGACGAGCAACCATGCGTGCGTGACGGGCTTGCGGCGAATTGGACAAAATCTGCTGACCCGTGTTTCCAGTTGTTCCACCGCCTGCATCGCCGACGACCATTTCATTCAGATAGCGACCAAAGGCAGACTGAAACTTCGCACGCAACATCTCAATCTCGCGGACGAGTTCCTGCTGATTGATGTGTCCATTCCGAATCTTCTCCTCCAACAACATCTGTGCCCGCTCCATGAGTTCCTTCAATGCAGGACTCTCCTTTGGATTGCGCAACATCGCAAGTAGAGACTCGGGGTTCTCAAAATCAATACCGAGGTCTGTGTATTGAATGGACTGTGCGATTTCACCCACAATACTGGCAAGGCGGGTGTTCATGAGGAGTTCCAGAATTTCCTTGAAGGAGTTCTGGTTCTCTTCGTCATTGAGAATCTCGCTGATTTCATCCGACTGCGCGCCTCCACCGGGAATCAACCCCTTGACGGTGTCGATAATCTTACCAAACTTCTCCTTCGGGTCGCCGTTCAACACGGCATACAGCAGTGCCATCTGAAGACGCTTCCATGCGTCATCGCTACCATCCCAGAGCGAATCGCACTTGATACCGGGAAAGAGTTCCACCTCGGCAATGAGTGTATTGTCCTTTTGAAGCACACGTAGAAGATGCGGAAGCAACGTATCTTCTAGGTGTTGTAACATCGCCTCATTCACATGGGGAATGGGAAACGTATGGTCCTTATCACGAAAGAACTGACGTAGTTTACGTAGGTGTTCCATTTCTCTTGACTTCTATTGTTTTCTATAAACCATTACGCACCGTGATTACCGCCGCGAGACTGGAACTCCTTGATCTGCTTGTCGGTGAGGCAGATACATCCGCGGTCGCCCGAGAAGGGACTGGGGCAGCAGTCCGCTGACATGCGATTGCCCTCAAAGAGGAAGAGTTCGTTGTCGTTTGCCATGTCATACGGCTTGTCGCTGATAGGCTTGGGTTCGCTGCCCAGGAGCGGGGGTGTTCCGCTGTATCCTGCCACGCCCGTCGCACCCTCCACTGCTTGCATATCGAGCGGCATGCCCACCTCACGCTGAGCGAACGTTTCCTTTTCCTCCGTCTGCACAGGGACGCTGCGGGCAAGCATGTTGTTGATAACCAACGCAACCAGGACGGCAGCGACAAACAGAAGACCCACAAAGATAGAACGATTCATTATTATTCACGCAACGAAAAAAGAGAAAACGAATTTGTGAGTAATCAGATGAGAACCCCTCATCCAAGATGGACCGCATTCACTACGAACAGATGAGCCTCGTCGACCTCAAGAAGGAGGCACAGAAACTCGGCGTCAAGCACTACTACATTATGAAGAAGAAGCAACTGATTGACTTGCTTGTTCTTCCCGAAGTCCCCCAGCATCTCAAGATTGAGAAGATGACGATTCACCAACTACGCGACGAGGCAAAGAAACGAGGCATTCGTGGATTCTGGACAGCACCTCGCGACCGCCTTGTCGAACTATTGTATCCCGACCACAACCCCGACCAAACTCCCGCGAACAAGAATGAGAAGAATGAGAGCGACACAGACAAACATAATGAGCCACAACAGCATGACCCCCAAGAGGTAGGGGTATAGAATGTTTAGAACACTTGAAATAACAGGTCGCACGATATGACTTTCAATGGAGGATTGGACCTCCGGTCTTTTTAAGTGTTCCAATACGTCGTTTAACAACGAATCGAACATTTTGCTCATGCGAAATTTGTCTTCAAGAACATATAAACATACGATGAAGTTATCGCAGACTAAAATGGTTCGCCTTGGCCTCGTCTTGGCTGGTGTCGTCGCACTCTATGTTCTTTTTACTTCCTACTCGGGGTCTAAGATGGTCGTGGTGGATAAGGCCGAGGAACTGGGTGGTCTAGGTACGCAGGGTCCTTTGACCGACCAGGGTCCCTACATGAGCATCCCCCATGGTGTGGGTGGCAATGCCGTCTCCGTCCAGGGACTGCAGGGTCGCACCCCCTCGTCTCAGCAGACGTATAGCGAGACCACCCTGTCTTCCTCCGAGCTCCTCCCCAAGGGTGAGATTGGTGCCTCTTGGGCCGCCGTGAACCCCGTCGGTTCCGATGACCTGAAGGGTCAGAACTTCCTCCAGGCAGGTTACCACAGCAATATCAACGTCGTGGGTATCGCCCAGACCAACAGAAACCCCAGTTATGACATCCGCTCCGAGGCGCCGAACCCCCAGTCGAAGGTTGGTCCGTTCCTGAACACCACCATCGACCCTGATCCGTTCAAGTCCTCTCGCCCGCTGGAGGGTCTTGCAGCCTAAATTCGCAGTAGAAAGTAATGTTCCCCATTGCTGCCGTGAGTGTATCGGCACTGTTAGCGTATTCTCTTCTCGGAGGACCACGTAACATAATTCGTATGACCGGCCCAGACGGCCACTCATATGATATGCAAAATCTACCCAACAAAGAAGATGCTGTCCGACTGATGTCTTCCATTCGAGGGAAACTTGTCAAGCTCTACGAGCACTATCGCCAGGACATTGCCTTGTCGCAGGACCCTCCTGTCACAAGGTTTCTGCAGAGGTTCACGCCCGACGTGTTTGTGGAGAACGACATGACCTCGAAAGACACCTCCTATTCGGAGAACAAGGGACAGAAGATTGTAGTCTGTCTCCGCGACAAGAAGAACCCGCCCAAGTATCCGCTCATTGACGAGAACACCATCATGTTTGTTATGCTCCATGAGATGGCACATCTGATGACCGAGACCATCGGACATACGCAAGAGTTTTGGGCAAACTTCAAACGTATTCTACAGGATGCTGTCCAGGTCGGTATCTACACACCCGTGAACTACGCACAACGCCCGACACCCTATTGTGGCATGACGATTACCGACTCGCCGATCTAACTTGAAAAATAAGTAGGTTCAAAAAGTAATGAAGACAGTTCCGATTACAGGAACGGGACAGAGTATTACCTTTTTTGAAGATGACACGATTGATACAGTTCGACAGCAGGTTGCCCTTGCTGTAAACTCGCATCCCGATCGCTTGTTTCTTCAAGTAAAGGGCACCTTCCCCAAAGACTACTACTCCAGCAATCCGAAGCACTGGACGGAGTTGTTTTACCGATTGTCCTTGGATGGTGTTCGCATTCCAGCAAGCATCCTGGAAGCATACACGACACAAGTTCGGATTGAACCGGGTGTCACTGCACAGGAGATTACGCGCGAAGAATGGGAACAACAGAATGAGCGTGTGATGCCTCTCTACGACCCTCCAACAGATTTCGAAGAGTATCGCATTCTCGGTGTTTCCGATGAAGAGTCGTTTGTGTTGCCATTACCTCCTACTGATATCGCCCTTCCTCCTGCGCGAATCCCGTTACCTCGCCCACAGAGTCTGTTTGAAACCTTTCATTCGTATGACATCTCTGAGATTCGTGCGATTGAAGTTCCTCCCACCGCAACTGAACTTGTCAAACGAAACTACTACCCCTTTCTCACGAATGACACGCCCAACACCATCGAACCCATGCGTGGACCGATTCAGGAGGCACAGGCACAAATCAAGCGACTCCTAGACTTGGATACACCCAAACACGAAAAGGTCTCACTCATTCGTGCGAAGTGGTACATTCCTCTCGTGAGCACTGAGTTTACTGCACCTCGTGCTCGCTTTGAACAGATGTTCTACGGAATGACGGTGAGCAAGGAAACGCCCTACATTGGATATTTCACAGCAAAGACGGAAGCAGTGCGGCACAAGTTCTTTGTCACAGACGCAAAAACCAAGACGCCATTGTTGGACATCCCCATGTGGAGGGGTTGGGTCAACCATACACAACCCCAGCGTCGGAAACCAACGCTCTTGCTGTATCGGGGAACTGCGCGCAACAGTTTTGACCGCATCGCAGTGACAGACAAGGATATCACTGTCTCTATTTTCCGTTCGAAGGATTCCAAGCAGACACTGGAAGAACTGAAACTCGGTCTCCAAGAATGGATGAAGTCTCTGGATGCTTTGATGCCCTTTATCGAGCAGACAGACATCGACCTGAACCGATGGGAACTTGCAGACCTTTCGCTTGTTGCAACGTATTCGAAAGATATTCGGGAGTTTGATATGCATCGATTTCCGTGTCTACAGAACCTCTTTGGGTTTCAGAACGATACGTTTCGACTGCTTCGATCGGAACATTCGTCTGACAACATCTCACCGAAAGAACTCCAAGTTGCACAGTTGTTTACCCAAGAGGATGCCATCTTGAGTGCAGAGTTTCTTGCCCAAGAATTGGATATTCCTCAAGAGGAAGCAGATGTTCTCTTTGCTCGCTACCAAGAACGAGCACAGGATTTTGACATTGAAAAGTCCTTGCGTGCCTATCCAACCATCAAGTTCTCCAAAAACGAGGCAATCATCAAGTTCGTCACCAACATTGACCGAACACTCAAATACGTAGATATTCTGCGACATGTCCTTTCATCGGACGCAGACGATGTAGATAGCGTCTGCCCTCGTCGTATGGAGCGTGTGGTTCCGAAGGTGGCAATTCCCCAGCAGGAAATCAGTATAGAAGGTGAATACAATCCCGATGATGAACTGAATGCTCTTCTTGGACTTGGTGAAGAAGAAACGATTGAAGAACCGAGCATTGCGCCACCTCCTCCGCGAGCATCGAGGAAGGTCACTGTCGGAAAAGCAACCACACGCACCTACAACTACTTCAACGATCGTCTACAGGAGTTTGACCCGAATACGTTTGACAACTCTATCTATCCGAGCAAATGCGAGAAGAAGAAGCAAGTTGTTGTGCTGACACCCGAAGACCGTGCTCGAGTTGGAGAGAAGTACAACTACGAGAGTGCCCCTGATTCGGAGAAACTTCCACTTGAAGACCCCGATGGTCTTGCGATTTGCCCTCCGTATTGGTGTATGCGCGACGAGATTCCTCTTCAAGAAGACCAACTTGTTACCGGAGACGATGGCGAACTTCATTGCCCAGTCTGTGATGGAAAGGTTCGTAACACGGACAATCTGGATACACTCGAATACACGGTGATTGTGCGAGACAAGGCAAAGTATCCAGACTACATGAAGTATGTGTCGACCATCAACCAACGGAATATCCCCTGCTGTTACCAAAAACCACGCGCCAAGTCAGTTGTTCTCGAACAGAAGCAAGATGAAACCTATATTCTTCAAGAGGATTCTGCTGCGCTACCCTCGTTGCGATTGGCATACATTCCGGATGACCTTGCGAAGAAGTTACAGGTGAGCACAAACTACGAAGACACCACAAAGCAGCGCCGCCTTCTCTCTGCCAAGAAGGATGTGTTCCGTGTTGGATTGGGACGTCCATCCAAGACACTCCCTCTGCTTCTCAACGATTCCACACCGATTCTACGACCCAATGAAGCACGTGAGAACCTTATGCAATGCTCCTTCTACCGAACCTGGAACAGAGGCGACATTGATGATGCATATATGCAGGGCAAGTTCTCCATTCTGGAAGAAGTGGAATACGTGACGACCTTTTTGAAATCGGAGGTGATTCTTGTGAATACACGAAGTGGAGAGGTTCAGTGTGGATTTTGGAGTGACCGTCTTGGAGCAAACAGTCGTACGATTGTCTTGTTGGACGATGACATCCTTGCGTTGGTGGAACGCAAGAAGGATAAGAAACTCTACAAGACCTTCTACAACGCAGACCTTCGCAAACCGCCATTCGCATCCAAGACACTTCCTCATCTCCGCGCACTTCACACCCAAGCATGCTCCACAGATCTTCCAAGTCTCGCGGATGCTATCAAGGAAGTCCAGCGCAAGGGAAAGACGTCGTACGAAGTCATCCTTGACCCCTTTGAACGGATTCAAGCAGTGTTTCTTCCGAAAGAAGGCGTGCTTCCGATTCAACCAACCAGTCAAAAGGCAGACGCAGGTGTGCCTGTTCGCAATGGGTATGCCAATATCTTGACAGCAGAACTCCCGACGCTCGCAACTGCCAAGGCATTCTTAGCGGATACATCGCACAATCAGTTCAAGGTCTCGCGTGAACTTCAGAACATCAATGGAATGATGACAGAACTCTTGCTTACCTCTGGATTTCGTGTCCCCGTTCAACCGGAAGCAGCAACCACGCAAGAACCCGCAGAAGAAGTCTTGGAAACCCTGCGTCGCAACCCGGAATCCGATTTGGTAGAAGGAGAACCCAACAAGGAAGATATTGCTCTGGCACAGAAGACCTCCTACGCAGAGGAAATCTATCAGTTCTTGCTGTATTCGTTGTCCAAAGACATTCAGACGGACGATTGGGAAGACTTGCGTCGCATGATTGAGAGCAGAGGTGGAAAACTCTACAAGGCACTGGAGAAGTGGTTGGGAGACAGCGCATACGGAGATGCGACACAAAGTCCAGTCGAGTTTGTCAACAAAGTTCGCAAACCTTGCGGACAATACACAAACAAGGACTCGTGCAATTCCTCTTCGTTGTGTGGATGGCATCGGAACACCTGCAAGATTCGTGTGAAACCGATTGTTGAAAAAGAAGACATACTGAAACGCATGACAACAACCTTGCGAGACAACGACAAACAGCGATCACTGGTTCTCGATGACGCACTTTCTCCTTTTTTCAGCACAATCCTTTACTTGGAAATGCCACACGAACTGATTACGACCGTGGTGCCATAGGATTCTCACACGTGCTTCCTACTTTCTTACAGACGTCTCTCTGGTCCTTTGGATGTAGACATACTCTAAAATGCGCGTCCGCATACAACTGCAAATCTGCAAGAGTCATAGGTAGATTCTCAATGTTGATATACGTTTGTTCACTCGACGTTCGAATCAGGTCAACACCTGGAAAAAACGGTTGTAGTTTCTCGAAGATATAGTTCTGCATATCGAGTAGCGAACAGGGTGCGTCTTTCGGACCTACCCATTTGGCGACAAACGAACCCGATGCCATGTTCACATAGACCTTTCCATCCGATGTGCGTCGAAGTTCTCCTGCTCCATGTGCGGATGTCGCACCAACTGCTTCGTACAACGCATAATGAATGGTTCCAATCTCATACGGTGTATGGACCTTTGACGCAACAAACTGGAGATCACTGCTTCCCTTGCGATAGAGCAACCACGTAAAGATACCCGTTTCTGCCAACACTTCAGCGGGACTGAGGCGTTTTACGCTTGAGAGATACAAGTCCAACCATTCTCGTTCAGCTGGAAGACCGATATAGGCAATCTGTCCCTCAATGTCATAACTGCAGTCTGCGCTCGGTTTCATGACAATCGGATAGCGCGGATCGGGGTCGTGTTCAATACCCTTGTTCCACTTCTTCGCACACACATGTCCTTCTTCTTGTTGACGAGGTGGAAGATCGCGGGGTGGTCGCAGAACATACTCGTCATCATCCCGTCTTTGGGATGGAGGAAGACGAGCGGTGGATGCCGAAGGTAAATCGGCAGCAAGTGCTGTTCGTTTCATTACTTATTACGACGAGTCATTTTGCGACGTCTACGCCCTCCGTGAAGCAAAGCGCGCTCCTTCTTGTAGCGTTCAATGAGTTCCTTGGCGACACCAGACTTCTCGAGTTCTTGAATCTCAGCAGAGCGTTCCTGCTTCTTCTCAGTGTAAATATCACCACCTCGTCTACGACGCGTTCTACGAGACTTACGTGCCATTTGTATATCATCATGAAAAATCAATCCGGACACCCGGAGAGATTTTCAATGTAAAACCAAGAGACCCAGCAAATAACCAAGTCCAACCTCGGTGAGTTTGAGAGCAGTATGCTCGATAGAATTGCCCGGTTCTATCCGTCCTTCGAACGGGAACACACGGACATCATAGATATATTGACCTAGTTGATACAGAACAACAAAGACAAGTATCCAAGGAAACTTGACAGACCAAAGACCCAGAATTACGTGCGCTACACGATAGACTGGGTGCCTACTCCACATTGTCTATACCGAACATTTAGAGCTTCTTGAAGTGAACCTTCAGGTACTTCTGGAGGTTCAGGTAGGTCACCTCGGTCTTGTCATCGACGCGCAGCAACTTGGCGAGGGCGGCGTTCGGGAGGATACGGCGCTTGAAGTTGGGGTCAAAGCAGCTGTGGGACTTCACATACTCAGACACGAACTTGGTGACCTCCGTCTGGGAGCGCTTCTCACCGCTCTTCAGACCCATGAAGGCGCAGAGCTCATCGGAGAGCGGGCGCTGGACCAGGAAGGCATTGTTCGCACGGCGCGCCTCCCATGCCGCCTTCTGCTCGGGGGTCATGTCGGCGGGGTTGATCTTGCGCTTCTTCTTGGAGTCACGCTGCTCCTTCTTCGCCTGCTTGGCCGCCTCCTGGGTCGCACGGACTGCCTCGCGCACCTTGGTGGAGAAGTCAGACGACAGTGCCTTCAGGGTCTCGGTCAACTTCGCGAGCAGAGCATCAGAACTCTGGGAAGCGACAACCTCGGCAACAGCGGGCACGGCGGGGGCAGCGACAGTCGGGACAACCACCTCCGCCTTGGCGGGAGTGGCCTTGGGGGCAGCGGCCTTCTTGGCAGGGGCAGCCTTCACGGGGGTGGCAGGGGCGGGCGCGGTGGCGTCGGTCTTCTTCGCGGTCTTCTTGTCAGCAGGCATCTTGTTTGTCTTAACAATAGTCTTCGTTGTCTCCATTTCTAACGCGTTGATATGATTATAACCTACCGCGGTCATGTAAATGGATTTCTTTTCTGGAAAACGAAGGTGAAAAATCACCGCTTGAGAAACGACGGCCAATCGCGTCGGGTGTATTTTACGATATTTCGGGTTTCGAGTTTGGACTCTTTGTAGTAACGACGATAGGCTTGAACCGGGTTTCCACACTTGTACTCGTCGGGCATGGCAAGTCGGATGGTGGTGACTCCAATGTCGATGAGGGTTGCGGGTGGATTTTCCTGAAGCCACCAAATATGCGACTCAGTCTTGTGCGTTTTTTGCTCACCATACCGGTACTGGTATTCTTTGCAGAGCCACCAACCGAGTTCGCAGAGCCACCGGTAGTTGGAGAGACTTTCACGAACCCAAATGGCACAGGGATGGTTAGCATGTGCTTTCTTGTATGCTCCTTCAGGTAAGTTCTCTGGATTGAGAACCCAGTGCGCAGAATAGAGAAGTTGTGCGGATTCGATGATCATCTTTACGACATGCTTGTCGCAATGATATTCAGCGGCTATCTTGGCGTTGAAGGAAAGGAAGAAGATATTCATTCTACTCCTCTTTTCTTTGACGAAATCGTATCCATTTTCAAACACGATAGAGAGCAGACAAAACAGTAAACGCAAGAACATAAGGGTCTTTGGGACGGAGAAGCAAGAGCAACAATGTATAGGTGGACTGTAGAACATAGAGGTCTGTCTGAAGAGCATGTACACACTGTTGGGCGCGCAAACACATACGGAGAATGAACTCCTTGTAGGGATCCCTATCGCTCATGACGATTTGAATGTCATCGGAGATGAACCGAAACATCGTATAATACTGCATCTTGCTCATCTGCTCAAACATACGCGGTTCAATTGCCCCAAACCCATAGTTGGAAAACAAAGCACATACAATGTTCCAACGTGTGTGAAGTCGATCGCGTGGATGTGTCGGTTCTTCTGGAAGAGGTAACTTGTGCCGATACCGATATGACCAAGACGCATGGAGACGTTTCAATGTCTCGTTGTCAACGGGAACTTTTGTATATGGATTTATGGGTTCATGTGACCGCGCACACCATTTCCAAAGTGTAGAAAATTCAAACCACCAGACCTTTCCATTTTCTGTGAAGGCAAAGTATTCGAATGGATTAACCTTGTCCTTGCTTTCATAGGAAACCAAATCCTCGTCGTTTGTCGTCTTCTTGCGGCATAGAACACCGGGTCCTGCTAGACCAAGACGTCGTCGAATCAACCATCCTCGTACAAGTGCCTGTGCTCGAATCATAGCATCGCCTCTCTTCTTGTGTACTTCTGCCCAAAGTGTTGTATTCTTACATCGAGCGTGTCGTCCACAGAGAGTAAGACCCCGTAAACATTTCGCAGGACATTGATCTTCTGACCCCTTCTTTCGCACAGAGGCGCATTGCATTGTATTTCAAAGCGATGTTTCTTGAAAGCGGAAATGAAATCGTGAAATGAAAACGAATTTACAGTTTGCCTACCTGTTCATAGTATACTCGACAACAATGGCAACCAACGCAATCATCACCTCTGCAAACCTCGACATCTCCAAGGTCACCTTCGGCGAGATCCGCATGAACAAGGCGGGCGGCAAGTCAGTTCCCATCAAGTACAATGGTCAGAACCTGCAGTTCCGTGTTCCCAAGATGATGTATCCCATGGGCATTAATATCAAGGACACGGATAGCGGTGCGACTACGTACCAACTGTCTGCTACGCTGAAGGGTTGTGACCCGTATGCGAAGGAGAGGGCATCTGCTGACCTTGGTGATGTTGGTAATCTCTACAACTTCCTCCTCGATATGCAGGAGAAGTTGCTTGATACTGCGGCCGCGAACAGTGGTCGTTGGTTCGGTAAGACGCGTGATCGCAATGTTCTCTCTGCGCTCATGAAGTCATTCATCAGTCCCAGTGTGGAGAAGGTGAATGGCGAGTGGGTGCCTTCCGGTAAGTATCCTCCCAGTTTCCGTATGAAGGTTCCTGTCTACGACGGCGTTGTCTCTATGAGCGTTGTTGATGGAACGGGTAAGCCGGTTGAGGTTGACACGGAGAACATCGCTGCGGTGTTTCCTAAGCGCGTGGAGGCGTCCCTCGCTATCTCACCGAGTGTGTATGTGAGTGGGCAGGGATTCGGTGTGACTTGGCGTGTTACCCATGCGCGTGTGTCTCCTCCGAATCGCTTGACGGCAGCAGATGTGTTTGCGGATGAGATTGATGAGGAGGTCAGTGTGAAGCCAGTTGCTCGCTCGTCACCTGTTCAGGAGGAGGAGCATGAGGAAGAGCATGAGGAGGAAGAGGTGAGTGTTCCAGTTGCGACTCCTGCGCCTGCGCCTGCTCCGTCTGTGGGTGTGAAGAATCGCCGCCGCGCAGCTGCTTCTGCAACCTAAACCATACAGATGAATCACTAGGTGGGATATGAACCATCATATCCTCATCTACAAAGAAGACTTTTTGCTGTTGTGGAATGTCGAGAACAGAAGACTCTGTGCGACATTTGGACGACGTCAACGATCGAGCACCACACTTGCTACACGAATAGACGGTGGGCAACCTTACAATATCCTTCCACGTCAGAACTCGAAGAGAACCATACAAACAGTGCTCTAGAAAGGTATGCGGCATTGTCCACCCTTCATTGAACGCCCGGTCAAAGGTGTGTCGCGGAAGATACGACCACAGGTCATCTGTGATGGTCCAACCCTCTTCTTGGAGCAGAGTTCCAAACTCAGATTCACGAAACCAGAGCAATCGAAAATCTGCTTGGTCTTTCACATTGTGTTCGGAACAACCGACTCGTTCCAGGTCTTCGTTGTACAACCAGTAGACATTGGCGTGAGTATAGCGCGGATCTCGTGACCCTCGGTATACGCTGTGTCCATCCATCTCCCAGAGGTCGGACACGACATCAATATCGTGCTCC